GCTTCGACTGCGGTCTTTTCAAACGAAACAGTAATCTGAGGGATCTTCGAGCTAAACCCCGGTCTTGCGACCGGGGTTTCTGTGATTTTGATCCGATTAAACGTCTGAACTTACCTTAGAGGTAGGTTGCAGCTTGTCCAGGCTGGAATGAAGTACCAAGTCCTGTGCAGATGACCAAATGATAATACAGGTTTGCCCCGAAAATATGATCCACTACACCGTACCTAGTAAGCAATCCAACACGAGGACTGAAGTCGTTTGGCGCGATAGTCCTTTGGACCATCACCGGGATATAAGGGCAATAGAGAATACCACTATCGTAGTACTCCGAACCTTTATAACCAAGTAGCGCGTAATCTACAGGCTTCGTACGGGGGGTAATATACCCACCACCTCTGTTAGAGGCTGTGTACCCAGGGTTGAGTTGGGCTTCTGTACGAGTATCTCTGTAGATTTGGAAACGACCTCCGACCGAACCGACCTTAGCAATACCAACGGGGGCGGTATTTACATTGCCTGTGACGGGCTGCCATGTGAAGTTGGGCAGAGTTTCGAGAATCGCACAAATACGAGGTGTTGCAATAATGAAATTAGCAGCACCACGTCTGTTACGAATCGCAACGCGGTTGGCTTCGACAACAATTCTGTTGTAAAAGTCACGAGCGCGCTCAGCGGACCAACGAGCATCAGCAGACACGGCAGACCATGTGGAATAACCAACTCCAAGACCTGCGTTAAGACAGATCTGAATCATACGCGCGATCATCTCGCGGTCGATTTCAGCCTGAATTTCGTAGGACATTGCGTTAGTAAGCTCGGAATCGATGTCGATACCGTTCATGTTCTTGAGATCCTGTTCGAGTTCGATTGACCACTTAGCACCGAGGCGTCTTGTGAGAGCTTCGACTGCGGTCTTTTCAAACGAAACAGTAATCTGAGGGATCTTCGAGCTAAGTTCGAATTGGCTGATCAGGGCTCCAACACCGTTATCTTCTGCAAAGTTGTCCCAAACGCCTGTTGCTCCGGAAAGAGCAGCGCTTGAAGCACCTGTGAATGCAGTATTAAGGTAGTTGTAACCAAGTTCCTTACCATCGGATGAGTTAGCAGCGATCGATCCAGCATCATTGTTACCATCACCGTTGTTCACGGGATAGCCAAGAGCGGAATCGTCATACTTATAACGCATTGCGAAGGCAAGTCCAACAGGCCCAGTCATCGGCTGTACACCTACGATCTCATTTGTGATGAGCTCAGGGAATGTACGTCTGATCATTGGGATAAGAACTTTTGGCAAACGAGCGTCACCAGTTGCATAGTTGTCACCTGAAGAAGTCGTTGCCGTCCCCTGCAAGTTACCAAATACACCGCCAGTAGCACCAGTGTTGCTGGATTCGTTCAAATAGTTCTCTTGGTTTTGAAGCAAGATCGCTGTGTTCAAACGAGTCGAATCGTCTCGGATAGCAGGAACCTTGTCGGAAGTGAAGTCCAGGATTGGAGCCCACTTTTCGACGAGGAGCTGTGCTGAATCTTTGTTGATGTGCATGATGTTAGCCATATGTTTTTTTGTCTCCTTGTTTACTTTGAGTGAATTAGATCGTGTACCTATGGCCACTAATCCTCTTCATCTCGTTCAGATAGCCGCTGACGTTATCACTTGATACGTTGCGCTCAACCTCATTGTTAAAATTCTTTGCTTCCTCGATCACTTCCGGTCTGTCAGTGCGAGGAACTGTTACAAATTCAGTTCTGACGTTCTCCTTTAAGACGTCAAGCTCTTCTTTCGCTTCCCTCTCGAACATATCAACTACGTAAGAGAAGTTCTCTTCGATGTATTCAGGGGATTTGCTCTTGAGAAGCTTTGTAACATAACTCTTTTTAGCAGAAGGCATGTCAGCTGTCTTTTGTTCTAGCAGAATAGAAGCCTGTGCTTTGTTAGCCTTTGCTGAGAGATCAACGTTCTCTTTGAGAGTACCGTTAAGTTCTGCTCTGAGAGAATCAATGGTCTTTTTGCCATCGATGAGAGCCTCTTTGATCTCTGCGTCGATATAATCTTTGTCAATTCCAACGATCTGTCGGATTTGCTTAAGCTGATTGACAGCTCTGATGTTTTCA